ATCTTTTCAAGAATGTGTAATCCAACTTCATTCTTATTCCAAGCTTCATCAAGTCCCTTTGCAAGATAATCTATAATATTACCTATATTAGCAACTATTCTAAAGATATTCTCCCACATCTTTATGGTTGCTTCTTGATTCCACATTTTAAGGAAATCGTTACCAATATCTGCCAACAGCTTTTTAACACTTGTAAAAGCCCTTGTCCATGCCTGCTTTACATATTCACCAACTCTTGCCCAAGCTTCTTTTATAGGCTTTAATATCTTATCTATTATATCCTTAATCTTCTGTGCGAACGGATCAACAGGTACTTCCATAAGTTTATACCCAGCATCACCAAGCCCACCTGAATCGTCATCTTTATCCTTGTCTTTGTACTTATTTATCTCATCTATAGGTGAAAGATAGCCTTCGAGTTCTTTTTTTGCCTTCTTCGCACTTGCGCCCGTCTTATCAAGACTTGCGGCATAATCTGTCTGTGTTGCTACTGCCTGATATATTTTACCTTGACCGGTAAACATAGCAAACACACTACCAATCAATGATAAAATTCTGCTTATGAGATTGGCAACTTTTTCGAGTACTGGTACAACAACATTAAGAAGTGGCTGAATAGCTGTGCCGAGAGCACCCTTCATTTTATTAAGTGCCGTAACTGCCCTCGACATCTGCGTATTAACTTCGGGGAATGATTTAGCCATTTCGTCCAAAGATTCTTTCGCATACTTACGAAGTCTACGGAATAAGAAGTACAGAGAACGAATACCAAAACCATATCGCAATATATTCTTTAAAGCATTTTTAAATCCAGTATTTAAAGAATTATGGGTCTTGGTGCCTTCTTTATTAAGTCGTAACATATTCTTTGCGGCATCTAATATACTCTTACCCAACTGCTTAAATTTAGCTATAAGATTATTCAAACCTTTCGATATATCATTTACCGCAGTACGAATCAGATAGAAGCCTCGAGCGTAAGCATCAGCACCCCCACCACTTTTACTTAAACGTTCACTACTCTTGCGTAATTCCTCTATCTCTAAATCAGCCTTTGATACTTCTGCTGAAAGTTTGGCAAAGTTTTTCAAGAAAGCGTTATCAACTGTTACACCTTCACCAACTTTACCTCGAAGTCTATTTACTAATCGTTGCGTCTCTTCTAAATCGGGTTTGAGTTTTTCCAGTTCTCGTTCTATTTCTTCAATCCGCTTTCTTGCTTTTTCAGCCTCAGGTGTATTTGCGGCATTACGCATATTAGCCATATACTGATCCATAGTATCAGAAGCTTTCTTTACAGCGGCATTTATTCTTTCCCATTCAGTAGAACCTTTCTTACCGCCCTCCTCAAGTTCTCTACGAACACCAATCAGCTTTACCCATAACTTTGATGCGGCAGTATAAGCCTGCTCCATCGCTTGATAATACTCACCTCTACCACCGGCAGTACCGCTCAAACTTCTCCTTTCAGCTTTTAGCCTATCTTCCATTTCATTTAGTTCACGGAATTTCTTTTCGACTTCGCCAATATCAAGATTCTCTATCATAGACTGACGCTCGAAAACTTCCTTAAAAACTTCACGATTCTTTAGAATGGCTCTGGCAGCTTCTGATGCGTTACGCTGTAAATCCAGTATTTTCAAGGAGAACTTATCAATGTTTTCAGAAGTAAAAGCGTTTCGGGCTGACTTCTCAAAGCCATCTAATATTCTTTTGGCAGACTGAAATGCGGATATATCAGCTTTTGCCTTATTAGCAAAATCTTCCATATCCTTTAAAGCTTCTTTAGTATCTACCTCAAAATATATTGGTATAGCAACACCCTGGCCGTCTTTAGTTTTTGCCATTACTTATCTCCATTATTCCACATCTCATACATTAGGGCATCTAACTCTTGTTCTTCTATAGATTTTGAGTTCCAAATAAATAAGTTAGGATTTTCCTGTCTATATTTCTGCTCCCACTTTTCTAACTTTTCACCACTCAAAATCTTATTTCGTATTGATACTACTGTAGACAATACACTTTCACCTATCGCCATATAGTATCCTAAAAATGTCCACCAATGTACATACTTTTCAAGTCGAACTTCTTTACCAGCAACTTTATTTATTGCGGACATTATCATTTGAGCATCTTTATTCCAATCTATCAGTCGTTTTTCAGGTGTGTTAGAATTATCTTCTTGGCCGTAGTTGAAGAATAAAAACATCTCTTGGGTTAATTTTATCAAGGTATCTTCATCTATGTCAACGATAGTTTCTTCATCAATATCCTCATAGAATATAATTAAAGAGGCGAGAATCCTATAATTCTCGCCCATTTCAATATCGTTCAATGCAGAAAAACAATCTAAAACAACTCTGAAATCTCCCGCTTTTCGTATTTTAAACTCTTTATCCTCAATAAATATTGAGGTGGGCAAATCATACATATAGTTGTTCCTTTACTTTTTCTTCCTTCCCTTTGTGTACTTGGCTGTATGTGACTTCAATCTGTCCTGTGCTATCTTGTTTTCTCTCTCCCAACTCTCGCCATAGAGAGCCATCAGCTTATCTATAATATAATCATATCTATACTGTCCGCCTATGGGATCGTACATAGAACCACCGTCACAACAAACATCACAAACAGGAAAGTCGAAAATACCATCAACAAGGTCTCTCATCTTCTTATCAATAGTACGGAACTTATCAATTACAACATCTACCTTCTGCTCATCCTCTTCTGAATCCATTGTATCTGGAACTTCGGCAGAAGCTAATTCAGAAGCTTCTGCCTGTAAATCGTCCAGCTTCTTCTTGGCATCTTTGGCTCTACCCATGATACCTAAGTCTGTCAGATTAAGTTCCAACACTTTGTTGCAATCACCGTTTACCCATATTTTAGTTCTCGCGGTTTCTGACAAATCGAGGTTTATAATGTTCTTGTTCTTCTCTTCTGTTTCTTTCATTCTGTTTTCCCTCCAGATTTAATTAAATTGTAACCTCAGGACTAAATATGAAGTCTTCGGTCAACTTATTTACGGTACCGTTCGTAATGTTGTTACTGAAGAATACTGATATAGGCATATTTACGTTTGCATCTCCACCTAAGCTGTTATAGGTGATTGTGCAGTTGATATGCTTCTCTGCTCTATAGCCATCTGAACTATTACCAATGTAAGCGGTAATGAGATAAAGAGTAAACTGACTCAACTCTGAAAGTGCATTCCTACGTCTGATATCGTCAAGCTTTGCACCAAGCTTTGACCCACCAAGAATCAGATAAGGATCGAAATCCTGCTGAGGCTGTGTCTTGTTGATATCTGTGTAGTTAATACCAAGTATATCAGTAGATGTGGACTGGTCTGTATTGTACTCTACACTTGAATCTTCAGTTCTACGTCCAAGAAGTTCTCTCTCTACTGTAGTACCTTCTGTCCACTCTGCTACGGTTAAAAGTAATTTACGTTCTGCTCTCTGGTTTTGAGCAAGATTAAACTGACTAACTGCCATTGCCTTTCTCCTCTCTTAATTTTTCCATAATTGCTTGGATATGTCTAAATATTTTATTTCTAAACCGACACTGTATTGTGCTAATGGTGGTTCCAATTCAGAATTTATGCCGTTTAATATTGGCCTATTTGACTTGGGCTTTACACTATCTATTATACAATACTCACCAAAATTTGGAAAGTGTCGATTATCATTTTGGTCTTTAATCCAATCTATAAGTGCTTGACCATCTTCCATATCCTCTAAATTCTCATTGGGATATACGTCTGACGGTATTCTCTTGCCACTTGTACCGACTTCTTCTGTAACGATTGGATTATATGCTACTGATTTATACATCAGTATCTCGGCTCTATAGGTTCTCTCTACTGTTCCGTCTACATATTCTATATCATCTTGTGGCTGTTCTCTTGAGGGTAAAAGTTGATTATGATTATCTCTCTCCTCAGCTACGCAGAAATACATGGGATTATTTTCTACCACTGGACATTCATATATGTATTCGAGAATACGTTTATTTAAGTCTATTGTTGGCATTTTATCTCCTCAGTATCTCTTCACAACGTTCCACAACTTCATCAAACAATTCTCCGCCCGCTTCTACGGCCTCTGTCCAATGTTGAACACCCATCGGTGAACCAGGATATTGGTCAAGATATTCACCAGTCGGATATTTCCTTTTCCCTTTTGGACTGAAATATCGTGTAGGTTCACCTATACCCCACCTTTTACCATCAATATACTGATATTGAGAAAATGTTGGTATATTGGGCCCATATATCTGACCTTCCCAAAAGTAATGAGCCAAATCTTCAGCACTATCATCCTTAAAAGTATAAAAATACAACTGATTAGCATAAACTTCCCAAGTCGTATCTTTAGGTAAATATCCATTCTCATCAAGAACATCAGCAACAGCATAAAGACATTCTGTTCTACGAGGTTCCATAATATGTTTCACATATTCATTCATACTATTATCAAGAGCCTCTCGAATTGCTCTACCAGGCAATCTCATTGTTACTGTGCTCATTACTTACCTCGTACTAAATAATGCTCATTACCTCTACCGCCGTCTACATTTATTGTGACTTCATCAATAGTCAGACAACCTTGTAGGTCTTTATACTTATTAACCAAGTCTGTTGATTTATGTCCACTGGTATATTCTTCTATTACATCTTCTACTTCACCACGAATGATTATATCGCCTCGACCCAATGTGTAAAAATCATCCATCTTGTCATTCGGCAACGCTATCCATTCGTGTTTAGGCAGAAACTCTTCATCTTTCCTTATACGACAGATAATGGTATCTGTATCAATTACTACATTGTCTATCATTATCTTATTACCGACATTTTTCCAGAAAGCATCTTCTACAACGTGTCTATGCCATGTTATTAACTTTGATACAGGGTCTGTATATTTATTGTAGACTGTAATAGATTCATTCCACCATGATGGATAATGATTCATCACTCTTCCTCGGTTACTTTCTTACGACCTCTTTTAGTCGGCTTCTTCTCTTTAACTGGCTCTTCGACAACTTCAGGTTCAGGTTTTGTCTGAGGCCTCATTTCTAAAAATGCGGCATCTAATGCTTCGGGAGTTTCGTAGGGCATAATCATAAAAGATTCAAATGCAGGTCTACCATACTTTTCAATAGCAATAGCAAGAGCCTCATTTTCAGTTTCGCCAAAATACTTCTTATCGAAAGTTACAGCGCATCTCTTGCCTAAATATTTGTCACCAGTCTTTTTGTTTATAGTTTCAAAAATATAACCAATCATATTATTCTCCTGGGTATATCCCTCTGTACAGCAATCTTCTACCTAAGTCATTGATGATGCTACTTAAATACCTATCTATCAATTCTTTTCTCGGTCTTGTACCCTGTGCATATGCAAGCAGGTCACCAGAACTGACAGCATTGTACTCTGTTGTAACACCATCATTACTTTCTTTCACTATACCGGGCTCTGTTTTCCACCCTAATCCGCTTCCACCACCAAGTCCGCCTAACAGTAATTCATTCTCTAACTGTTTTAATCTGATAAGCTGGTAAACACAGCGTTTCAACTGTTCTGTTTGTAACGCCGCTGACCATTCAGATTTAAACAATCTGTTAAACGTATACCAATTTATTGTGGATTCAGCATCAAACTCTAAATCTTGAAAGGAGGTCTCATCTAATGTTCCTCCGTATGCAAGATATTCTTCATAGGTAAGATACATAAGAAAGACCTCCTTCCAAAGCGGGTGTTTTAGCCAAGTGAGACAATTCTCGAAATAGGGATTGCCTTATGAGGCAGATACTCTTTGCTAACACCACCGGTATTAACAATCTCCCAGTTCTTTCCGTTTGCTAACTCGCTATCTGAAGGTGAAAGCGTAGACATCTGGGTCTGAATGAAGGAGATTCCATAAGGTGCCCAGCACTTTCTCTGTCTGGAGTAGAGTGTATCTTCTCCACCATTCCTTGCAGGATCTCTATCCATTTCATAAGGAACCTTTGCTCCGCAGTTCGTGTACTCGATAGCACCACGTCCGAATACGTATGTTACGTACTGCTTAACAGCAGAAGTACCAGTACCAACTGTTACAACGGGCATATCGTCATCTACGATAACAAGTCTACCGTTAAGTGTTGCGATATTGGTATCTCTCTGCATACCGTTAGCATCATTCAACTTGATGTAAGTAAGCAGGTTCTGGTTCTCAAGGTCTGTAGCAACCTTTGAGTGCATAATTGCGAGTGAGAACTTACCCTTATGGTCACCAGCAGCCTTCTGAACTGCGGTATTAAGAGTAGTTGCATCCATATATCCAAGAACACCCTCACTATTTGTTACTGCTGTAACATTGTGGGTATGCTTATCAATAAATTCAAGACCAGCGTCATCTTCCATTGAATATACACCATTCAGAATAGAGATGAGCATGTTCTGATCCTGCTCTGTCCAATACTCATTAACCTGCTGTGCAACATTCTCCATGAAATCTACACCACCGGTGATATCATATGAGAAGTCCTTCTCTGTCCATGCCTTAGCACGACCAACAACTACACGGCTATGTGAATATGTCTTTGTGCTTGTTGCGGTGATGTTTGTAACACCATCGTAGTTAAGGGGTGTACCACCAATCAGTCCCTTTAAGGGAGTTGTAAGATAGTTTCCACCAACCTGGTCTGACATAGCAGAAGCAAGTTCAGGTCTTGTAACAACTGCGCCAGACTTTATAAGTTCATTGAGATGAAGATTAGGTATTCTGTCTACATACTTCTGAAATACTTCACCGTTGAAAATTTTGGCATCAAAATACTGACCCATATTTCATTCCTCCTATTAAATGTTTAATTCTGGATTTTCGTTTTTCATCCTCATCAGTTCACTTAAAGAGAATTTCTTGCCTGTATCTGGAGTACCTGTAGCATCCATGAATTTAGGTAACGGTTTTTCAGGTTCTGGTGCGGGCTCTGCTTTCACTGGAAAAGCGTCTGAATTAGATTCCTGATATTTCATTCTGAAATCATCAGCACCGAGTATCATGTCTCCGTCCATCTTTAACCCGGCACTCTTTAACTGTCCAATAAAATCTCTCTTTGCGGCCGCACTTGAAAACTCAATCGAATTGGCATACTCTTTTACAGCAAATTCATAAGACTGTTCATCCAACTGCTTTTTATAAGCCTTCATGTCAGCATTATACTTTTCCTGTAATGTTGCCATATCTGTTGTCAGTTTTTCGAGTGCTTCCTTATCTGCTCCGTCTGCCTGTGCCGCAGTTTCTAACTGCTCTTTCAATGCTTTTAGGTCTTTGTCGCGGTTAGAGATTGTATCATTGAGTGTTGAAATCTGTGTTTCCTTACTTGACAGTTCATCCTCGTACTTCTTTTTAGATACATACTCACCAGTTGCTAAATCAGCGAATTTTGCATCTTTTGCCAATTCTGAAAACTGGTCAAATGTAAGAGTACCGTTTTCCGCTTTGTCAAAAATCTCTTTAATTGTCATTGTACTTTCCTCCACATTCTTTTATATCAGTTTTACTTATAAATCCGCAGGCACTGTTCTGCGTTGAATGACCCATTTTTAAATGTTGTGGGCACAACCACTTCGTAATAATTATACAACATAAATACCAAAAGTCAACACCTAATTGGTATTTTAAGTTTCTCTGTAATATCATTCAGTACATCAGGCTCATCCCAATATTTGGCCATTATCTCTGAAAGTTCTTTACCTCTGTCACGATTTATTATTGAACCGCCTATCAGATGGTCTATATGATTTACCATATTAGGAGATACGTTCCATAATCTTATCTTCGGATAGTTCTCTCTCAAAAAATTATGTAGGAATACATCATCATGTTTATTTTCATCAAAGTAAGGTTTATATCTTGCATATGTATTGGGACTTTGCATCCACTCTATAAACTCTTTAAATATCTGTCCGGGTATTCTTATACATGGCATTGAATACCACATGCTTTCTAACCCTACATATCCTGGTCTACCTCTCGAATAACTGTTACAAAATCCACATACAATACCACTATCGTACTTATCTACAAATTCCTTAAAATTCTTGCTGATAACAATATCATCCTGTAAATGCCATGCGTCTTTATCCTTAACACACTCATAACTCTTTATCAATGATTTTAACTGACCTTCGCCATCTTTATCATTGTATACGGATATATTCTTTATGCCTTGTTTTCGTAATGATGGTATTAAGAATTTCTTCACATACCAAAGTCTGCTGTTATAAGTATGTATTAAGAATTTTACCATTGCTTCATCTCTTCTGGATAATCTACATCACAGGTATAATCATTTATCGCAGTATAGTTGGTATATATTATCTGATTTGGTATAGTACCTTTTATTATCTGCCATAATTCCCATGATATAGGTGGTCTTCTATACCACAAACAATATTTATTACACTCCTTGGTTCTCTCTACACAATCCCAAAATCTTTTGTAGTTCACAACTTTGAAAGCGAACGGTTCAGCGTAATCTTTTGGATAATTCGGTGCAAAAGGCGGAGCACTTGCAAAAAACTCTATATCATCTGTTTGGGTTTTTACAATAGTTTTTATAGCTTTGGCAGAAAAAACAACATCACCAAAGATATAACATACAGGCTCATCTATACGATAGAAAGCATCTAACCATACAAATGGTTTCTTATTAGAATCGTGTGGTATTACTTCTACACCAAATACTTTGTATTTATCTACACAAT